CTTGGTGCGTAGAATTAGAGGTATTCTCAACTAATTTATCCGCCGTTGAAGTGCCATCAGGCGCCGCAATTGCGTTTGCAGTTATCGTTGCGTTTGTCTTCGTCCAACTCGCATTATCAAACTCCTGCGACCGCAACAGCAGGTTTGTCCGCGCCCCCTCAATCAACACGCCCCGATTGCCCCGCCGAAGCGCGCCAGAGCCAAACAGCGTCAGCGTCCCGTCTGCGTTCGTGTAGTAGCCTTCAGACGCCCGCGTGAAGCTGTAGCCCGTCCCGCCCGAGACTGTGCCAACGTCTACGCCAGCGTAGAGCATACGGTTGTTGATGAAATCAGCGTAGTGGTAGGGCGTCACACCGCCAAGTTGGGCAGTAGCGATGGCTGCAAGGCTGATTTGCCCGCCTCCGCCCAGTCCCAGGATTGGCAGCCCTAGCCTCATGTCAGTACAGCGCCACGATGTTGGAGGCTGTCGTGCTGGTTGCTCGGACACGCTTGCAGCGGATCGGAAGCACCGTGCCAGCCGTTACACCCACGAACACCACAGCGGTCGAGTTGCCCACATCAAGGCTCAGGTCTCCGCCCGTGCCAACATACAGCGCGCGGCACTCACCGTTCGTCAGATCGGTGTCATCTGCTGGTGTTACCGCTGCCGCACCCACAGCAGAATGCAGGTCTGTTTCCCTTGGCGCCTTCAGGAAGCTCATGTCACAACCCCTTTGAGAATACTACATCTTGTGTGCCGTAACCGAGTTTGGGCAGCATGTGAAGCAGGTTCGTGCCCGGTTTTGCGTGCCAGAGTACAAGATTGCAACCCCGGTCCTTTGCAAGCCTCTCAGTCTCACGGATCAGCCTTAGCCCGTTCGGTCCGGTACGATAGTGCGGATCGAGGTACAGAACATCGTTCTGGCACATCAGGACATCCGCATAGTGCAAGTTGCGGCTGATGATGTTGACCGAGTAGCCCACGATTGTGTCACCGTCGAACGCGCCTATCGAGAGCAGCGCGCCATTGTCCTCAAGCTGGATATACACGGGCAGGTCAGGCTTCAGCACCATCAGCGCCTTGTTCGTGACCAGTTCCTCGCGGTGGTCTTCAAGCAAGGGCCAGGCATCGGGGATATACCGCGTTGCGTCGATCTCGCGCAGTTCAATCCGTCTCGTGCGGGTCTTTGGCGGGTCAGTGAGCAGGGTGTCACGCATAGGGGTCGTATTCCTTTCCACGGGTAGCCATGCCCAATTCCTGAGCAATCGTCTGGCGTGACCTTTGGGCAACAGGATAGGCGAACGTCAGCGCCAGCGCATCAGAGTTGTCCGGCGAGGACAGGCCGCGCTTCTTCATGTCCTCCTTCTTCTCCAGTGCAATTGCGTTGTCGCCGTCATAGCCGTATTCCCGGCCGCACAGATCGTCTTCGATTTCCTGCTCATCAGGAATCGCGCCGGTCTTCAGCCAGTTCCGCATCTGGGCAGCCATCTCGGTGGCCTTGTTGCGGACCTTCACCTCATCAGCGTCCGTGACCCATGCACCATCAGGCTTGCCGCCGAAGTTGATCTCGTAGACCTGGCAGCCACGGGGCAATTCAAGCTGGCGAACGCGGTCCACTACGCCGGCGCCGATACCCCCGCCATCAATGAAGATCGCGTCTGCATGTTCCTCTCGGGCAGCCTTGGCGACTTCGGATGCCAGCGCCATCGTGTCGAGGTTGCGGAACCGGCGCCACTTGCGGGACTTGGCATCACGGCCCTTGCGCGGGGCAATAACGCTCTGGTCATCCCCGAACCGGGCTACGTCCACACCAAGGATGACCGGATCGGTGAACAGGCTTTCAACGGTGCGTTTGCGGGCGTCCTGCACAATATCATTCGGGATGAACTGAAGGCTCGATGCACGCGGGAACACACCCCGGACGCGGACGCGCACGAGGTCACTGTCCTCGCCGTAGTCCTCTACCCATTGGTTGAGCAGGGCCTTGTTCGTGCCTGGAACTGTCCGGCTATCGATCTGCCGGGTGGTCCAGCGGTGGCGCATCTTGCCGAAGCACTCTCGGAAACTGCCCGTGTTGCGGGTCGGGTTTCCATACAGCAGCCAGAGGATCTGTGTGCCCGCGTCAGTCAGCGCTCCCATCACGGTCTCGAAGATGTTCTCCGCGATCTGGGACGCCTCATCGAATATCACGACGATGCGCCGGCCCTTGTTGTGCAGGCCAGCGAAGGATTCCGGGTTGTTCTCGCTCCAAGGGATGAAGTCACAGCGCCAGCTTGTCGGGTGCTGCTTGTGGCTGATCTTCGTGGCGTGGATGTCAAACCAGTGATGGCAGATCAGCATCCGAAACCACTTGGCAATCTCGGGCTGGGTCTTGGTCTTGAGCTGCGTGTCTGTGCCGGCCGTGATGATCATGCGGCAATGAGGCATGGTAGACATGGCCCATGACGTGATCATCGAGACCTGGGCAGACTTACCGATACCGTGTCCCGATGCCGTTGCCTCTTGGACGACATGCGCCACGGCTTCATCGACTGACATCTCACCAGCCCTGAGCGCTTCGCCTATCGAGATAAGCTGCTCTTTCTGCCAAGGGTGCGGGCCTTCAATGCCTTCAAGCGGCGTGCCCGGCTCGTTCCACGGAAATGCGTAGAGGACAAAGCCGTAGGGGTCGAACTCAAACTCCGCTATGTCAGCGGCGAGCAGTTCATCCAGGCTTTGAGGCTTTGGCGCGCTTGCGGCGGGCATCCAGCATCTCCGCTATGTCGTCGCTTACGGTGAGTTCGACTTCCTGCCGATCCTTCTGGCCAAGCACCTGCTTACCAAGCCAGACCAGCATGGTGGGATTGTGGTCTATCGTTGCGGCTTTCCACTGGGCACGGCGCAGGGATGTCTTCCCTGAATCCATGTGCTTTTTATAGAAGTCCGCAAAACCAGCATAGCCAGCTTCCTTAAGCCTGCGATCAATGGTGTCTACGGATATGCCCATGACACTGGCGCATTCTTCAGCAGTGCATTGAATTTCCACGAGACTTTGGAGCGCTGCCATGTCTATGACAATCTCGGGGGCGCCGCCTTCAGGACCGCTTGGTTTACGGGTCACAAGGCTGGTTTCCCGCTTTGGTTCCGCTTTTTTGCGGCGCGCTGGGTGTTTCCCCGGCTTTTTTGTGCCTGTGGTTGCGCGGGCCATAAGAAACTAGTTGCGGACAAGGCGCCATGCGAGGAGGAACGCACCGCCACAAACAAGCCAGCCAGCGAGGGGACGCACAAAGTCTGGCGTGATTGAGCCGTTGAAGAACAGCTTATCCGCAAGCACGAACCCGGCGAGACCGGCAATGAACTTGCCCGCGCCGTCGATCACGGACTTCTGTTCATCGGTGAGTTTCAGCATGGTCAGCCCTCCAAATTTGCGGCCCCGGAGCGGACTGCAATTCCGCCGCCGGAGCCTATCGAAAATCGCATCCCCTCAAGGAAACAATCCGATGAAGCGGTTCTGCATGTGTTTGCGTCACTCGTCAACAGGCAAGCCCTTGGATGCCCATGCTTGTGCTTCGTTGGCGGTTCGGAGGGCAGACTCGCGGCGCAAGTGGGCCATGATGCGTTCCAGCTTGTGCACCCGTTCGGACAGGAAGATCATGGCGCCGAATAGGCACAGCACGGCGATGGACGTGAGGATCAGGACGGTGTTGGGGGTCATTTGTCGCTCCAGAACTCTGGGTGATTGTCGTAAGTCAGTGCGGCCCACATCATCCAGACGCCGAACGGAATGCCGAGAACAAAAAACAGGGCGATGAGGGCAGTGATCATTTGGGTTTCCGTTCAGGCTTGAGGGCAGACAAGCGGCTTTCAATGGTCAGGCGGTAGTCTGTAAGTTCGTCGATCTGGGCTTTGACGGCGGCGAGATGCTTGCGGTCAAGTGCCAGGGTGCGGTCAATGCGGATCAGCTCGGCTTCCAGTTGCTCCCGCTCTGTGCGTTTTTTCATCGCTGGCCTTTGGTCTTAGGTCTGGTGAGCTGGCGGCCGGCAAGGGCGGGATCTTCAATCTGGGCAAACCTGACGCGCTTGCGTTCCCCGCAGCGCTCACAGAACACGCGGCCGCAATCGTCCACCTCGGTGTACTTGTGGATGTTCCATGAACAGCGGAATGACACTGGCCTCATCGCTTCACCGCCAACATCAGCCGCACATCCGCGACCGGCATCCGCAGGATGGAAGCGATCTGGACGGGCACGTAGCCTTCAGCAGCGAGGCGGGCGACACGCGGGTCAGGCGCCGGAAGCTGGCTCGCAGTGAACGTCCGGGCGTGGCGCTCGGCGCGGGCTTCTGCGGCTGTCTGTAGGGGGCGGGTGCGGGTCATTCGTCATCACCATTGACATTGACCCAGTGCTGGCCGTCTTCCCCAAACCGGAGCGATTCATTTGGTTCCCAGCCAAGATCGCCAAGCCGGAGGAAAGTCGAAAATGACCCCATCGTTTCGTCATGGCGCCAACGTCGCAGTTCTGTAAGCTTTTCCATGACAGCGTTGAACCCGTTTTCTGGCAACGGTGCGGCGAGCGAAACAACAATGGATTCCAGAGCGTCGATGTAGTTATACACTCCTTCGGCGTTGCGTTTCTGATTGGCGTGATGAGCTTTCAGCCAATCGACTTCGGAAATGATTTTTTTCATGCTGCCCTCCCCATGCTTTCAATGTGTTGCAGTTCGCCATTCTGGGCAAGCCATGCGGCCCGGATTTCAGCCACGCTGGATTTCCAAGGCAGGCCAAGGAACTCGGCGGCGTAATGGCGGATTCCGTAAAGCGCTGTGGTATGGTCACGGCCTCCGACGATGCGGCCAACCTGGGGAAGGCTGCGGTAGACCGGGACGCCGTAGACCCACTTTTGGGGGGTGCAGAGCAGGCGCATGTAAAGCTCTCGGCGGGGGTGCATCAGCTTGTGCAGCTTGCTGGCGCCGGTCAGTTCCTGGCGGGTCAGGCCATACTCTTGCATCACGCACTGGATGTGCGATTCTGCGGGGGGTCCAAATGTAGTCAGCCCTTCGGTATTCATGCAACTTTCCTTTGTTCGATGTTGCGGTTGATGCTCTCGGCCAGTTCGGGCCGCAGTCTTGCAGCGTGGCGCAGCATGGCTTCCGGCGCTGTGCAGCCGGGTTGATCAGGGGCGGGGCAGACATGCCCAGCCAGCCATTCGTCGGTGCCGACCCAATGACGCATGGCGTTTGCCCATTCGTCGGTGGTCAAATCGGTTTGCGCGATTGGCGCAGCCTCCTGCCAATTCTCAAACTTGCCGTCCTTCAGCCAGCGGTCTAGCGCCGGGTGGAACTCTGGCTTGGCATCACGGGCGAAGGCGATTGCCGCACGCTCGATGGCTTGCAGGGGGTGATGCTTGGCAAGGGCCGTTAGCTGAACCTCAATTTTTGCTTTTGCCTTAGACCGTTTCCGGCCTTCAGGTGACCAAGCCTGCCAGATGTTTTCAAGCACCTGAACCGCATGAACTTCATTGGGTCGTTCTATGGTATCGTTAGTGTAACCTCTAGGGGTTACAGGGGGTGTAACCTCCATAGGGTTACAGGGGGTGTCACGCTGCGGTGTCAGGGGTGTAACCGTGGAGTTACAGGGGGTGTAACCCTCCATACCCACTCTTTCCACAGGGTCCATGACCACAAAATAGACGCTTGAAGTCTCCCCGCCATCGTCCCGGCGGCGGCGTTCTGCCTTGATGTATCCATAGGAAACCAGCGCCCGGATGCCCTCGTTGACAGCCTTCCGGCTAACGCCAAGCTGCGCCGCCAGCGTCGATTGTGAAGGCCATGCCCGGTGGTCTTTGCCCAAATATGAACCTATCAGGCCCAGCAGACGGCATTGCAGGGGCGTCAAGCGCTGGTCTGACCATGCGTCAGCCGGTGTGATTGAAAGCCTTGCTTGGCTCATAGCTCGCCCGCCTTTGCGTGATCCACTATGTCCCGCCAAACCTCGTAATAATCTTCCGAGCTTCCGCCTTCGACATCCGTCAGGAAAGCAATGACCTTGGCCAGCTTGTCCTTATCGACGCTCAAAACGTCCAATTCTGCCACGCCAATCAACAGCAGGGTCCAGGCTCTTGAAAAACTCCAGTCAGAGCTTTCGGTTTCCATTTCCCGCAATGCCGTTTTCAATAAATCGAGACCGTTCATCCTACTTCCTCCATCGCCGGGGCGCGCAGATCACGCACGGCATTGTGTGCCATGCTGTGCCAGAGCGTGACCGCCCCCTGCTCCCCGTTCCGGTTCTTGCCAATAATGATTTCCAAATCGCCCTTGACCCGCAAAAGCTCGGCGTTCGCCTTGTGCTTCTCGTCAGCCGTTGATGCCGTCTTAGCTGCCAGCGCCCAGCGCATGTCTTCCCGGTGAAGCAGCAACACCAGAGAGGCGTCTTCTTCCACCTTGCCGCTGTCCCGCAGGTCCGAAATCATCGGACGGCGCGTTGCCTTCTCGGTGTCACGATTAAGCTGGCACAGGGCAATAATGGCCGTGCGCGGGTTTTGCTTTGCCAAGTCCAGCAGCTCGTTTGCGGCATAGCTGGTCTTTTCGTAAAGGCTTCCGGCCTTCTGTGCTGGGGCGACCTTGGCAATGTGGTCAATGAACACGGCGCCCAGAGGCGGCAGGCCCATCTTTCGGCAATGCCGGTGCCATGCCCTGACCTGTCCAGATACCGTGCGGGTTGTCTGCCCGCCGCGATCGTTCACAAGAATGCGCTTGGCCACGTCGCCGCGCAGCATGTCCCGCATAGCCTGCATAGTCTGCTCCGGCACCGCGCCGGGCTGCTTCAGGTCCGCCACTGTCGGCGTCCGGTGAAATCCTGGCTTGGCAAAGTAAAGGCAGCAGGCAAGGCGTTGCTTAATGACTCGCCCCTGCATGTCCAGCGACAGGAAGCCGACCGTCTCATTCCGGGCAATGTTCGCCGCCATCGCAATCGAAAACGCCGTCTTGCCGACGCCGGGCCGGGCAGCAATGATCGACAATGCCCCCCGCTCAAATCCCCTAATCTCGGTATCAAGCCGGGCAAACCCTGAAATCAGAAGGCTGTCAGCGTCGTTCTCAGTAAACACGTCGCCGTCCGCACAGCTATCAATAGCCATGTGACTGGACTGCCGCTCGCGGATGGCCTCTAAAGCCGTCTCGTGGGCCTCCAGAGCCGCGTCAGCATCTTCCGCTGCCAACGCAGCCAGATCACGGCCAGCGGCCATCAGGCGGCGCTTCTGGGACGCCTTGGCGATGATCCCAGCATGGTCTGCCGCTTCAAAAGCGGAACCGGCATAGTCCAGCAGGGTTTCAAGCCATGCCTCGCCGCCGGTCGCGGTAAAGACCTCATTGGCTTTCAGGTAATCCGCCACACTGGTTGGGTTGATTGCCCGTCCGTCGCGGTTCATATCCCGCACAGCAGCAAACACGTCGCCATGAACAGGGGTGAAGAAATCTTCTGGCGTCAGGATGTCTTCAAGGCGCCAGTAAATTGAGCCTTCAAACAACAGGCTTCCTAGAACGCCATACTCGGCGGATTGTGAATGCGGCGCTAGGGTCATTTCGACACCCATGCGTCAATCAGCATCTTCTTGACCAAGGCATAATCCTCGGTCTTTCCCATAGGGAACCAGCGTTGCTGAAGGGCTTTCAGAAAGGCTTGAGCCTCAGCCGGAAGCGTTTCCTCAGCGGCCTTGCGCGCATGTGCGCGGGCAACGGCGTCCGCAAACTCTTTATCGTTCGTGGATTTCGTCATTATGCTGCGCCTCCACAGGGAAGCGTCTTGATAACGACACAGATTGACGGTATTTCAATTCTCGGCATGGCGGTGTCTCCTCAGACTTTTACCGTTATGTCAGGGCGGGTAGAGCGCTTACGACGCTCCCCGCCCGCTCTACTTCTGAACCGCCTCTTTGCTTTTGTCCATACCCGCCACGTGAGAATAAATCGCCGCAAAGGCGAAGGCGGGGTCTGAAGGGGCTTTCAGTGTGCGGACGGCAAACATGGGCGGCCACCTGAGAACATCTTCAAGGACGTAGATGGGCCGAAGCTTGCCGACAGGCTGCCTCACCGCCACCCCTCCGGCACATGCACGCGGTAATGCCAGCAGCCCCGGCGCCCGTCGATTCCTGGCACTCGGCGGCTTTCCATCGCATCCGTTCCCCAATGCTTGCGAACGTCGCGGAGCCGTGCTGAAATGCTCGCTTCAGGATCGTCAGTCAGGCGGGCAATCTCCCGCAAGGATCGCCACTGGCCATCTGCCATAGCGTCCACAACGCGGCAGAACTGTTCGCCAAGGCGTTCACGGTCTAGGGAGGGAACGTAGGTCACGCCTCCGAAGTGGAAGGGCGGGCGCCAGTCTAGGAGGGGTGTCTCACTCACTGAAAGCATCCTTCACAACGATAACCAGGATTGCCCACGGCAGAATCGCAAGCGGGAGCCATGCGAGCTTGAATAAACGGGAGGGGATATGGCGGGCGCGGCGGGTCATGCCTCCACCCCCAACAACGTAGCCGCGCGGACCTTGCCGCCTGTGGCCAGTTCAATTCTTCGCGCCGTGTCTGGCAGGATGGCATGATCGCCGCTTCGAAGCCTCCACAGCGTTGCTCGGCTGATGCCAAGCGCCTTTGCCTGAGCAGACGGGCCGCGCCGGTCCTGCTCGCACCATTCGTCTAATGTCATGCGTTTCTTCATGGCGACACCCTAACACAAAGATTGTTTCCCGCAAGACACATTTTGGGGTTGCAAGCGTGAAACAGGTGTGGCAATGTCCTCTCACACAAGGAGAGACACATGCCCCTCAACGCCTTCCACGAATCCGACAGCGCCAACTCCTACGCATGGGGCCAGCGCCTCGCCAATGCGATTGAGCTTGCTCTGTTCGCAGCGGGCCAAGTCCGCAAGCTGAGCGCAACAGACGCCTGCGCTATTGCAGAGGCGATCATTGAACACGGCGCGGGTGCGGATGCGTTCGCTGACGGCGCATCGCTCTATGCTGGGGCGCTGGATGGCTCGCCTCTCTACAGCGCGGCCAATGCGGAAATGATCAAGCAGCGCTCGGCGCAGCGGGTGGCGGCATGAGCAACGTTGATCTTATCGAACGCCTTGAGCGCATCCTTCCCGGCTTGCAGAACAGCAGTTCGTCTGCCGAAGATGCCATGATCCGCGCGCTGCCGGAAGTCGTCACTGCATTGAAACGCGCAAACGACATGCTGGAAGCCATGGAGCAAATATCGCGCCTCGAAACTGACCCGTCGATGAATGACATCACGCGCATTTCGATGATGGCGATGATTGCCCGTTTGCACGTCTACGTTTCTAGCAAAGCGGAGGCAGTGTGATGACCCGCGTTGAGCAGATCGGAGACGCCACTTTGTATCTGGCCGATTGCCTGACCGTGCTTCCAAAACTGGAGCTGGCAAGCGCCGTAGTTACGGACCCCCCGTATGGGATGAACTTTAACACCGATAGCAGAAGGTTTACCCGCGGTGTTAGCGGCATTCGAAAAGGCGAGGGGCGCGCAGATCGTTCAATCGCAGGCGACAATAAACCTTTTGATCCAAGCCCATTGCTTCAATGGCAAGAAGTCATTCTGTGGGGCGCAAATCACTATGCTCAACTGCTGCCCACTGGCAGCACACTTGTTTGGCTGAAAAAGTATCAAGAACAATACGGATCATTTCTGTCGGACGCCGAGATTGGCTGGAAACGAGGCGGTTGCGGCGTCTACTGTCTGCACGCCCCGGACAGTCCAGCGCGGCGACGCAATGAGTTTAACGGCCAATGCGATGGCACTGCTCATCCTGCTCAAAAACCAATTGCCCTTATGCGCTGGTGCGTCGAGCAGGTCAAAGGCGAGACAATCCTTGATCCATATATGGGCAGCGGCACCACAGGTGTAGCCGCTATCCAACTTGGTCGGAAGTTCATCGGCATAGAGATTGACCCCGGTTACTTCGACATCGCCTGCAAGCGTATTTCCGAGGCATGGGCGCAGCCAAGGCTATTTGATGCGTCCAAAAAAGCGCCGGAAACTCCCCCGTCTTTGTTTGAAATGGACCAGACCCCATGAGCAACAATAATGACTCCGAACTTTTGAAGAAAATCGACTGGTGCGCGCGCGAAGGGTTAAACGCGTTTGAGACGCTTTCCTTTGAGGATGCTTCGGAAATATCGCGGTCGGCGCTGAAAGACATTTTAGCTATTCTGGCGCTCCGCGAGAGCGAACCGCAGGCGTATGCGCACGGTCTGGGGCCTGTGGGGGAAATGCGCGTCCACACCGCTCTGAAAGGCGGTGGCATGACCCGCATTGTGACCACCTACGTCAACCCACCAATCCCGATCCGCACTTCCGACTGGTGCGCCTGCATCGACGGCCAAGAGGAAGACGGCCCGTATGGATGGGGCGCGACCGAGGCCGACGCCATCGCAGACCTGAAGGAAAAGCTGGAGGACGCAGCATGATCCGCCAAATCTCCCACGCCATCGACCAAATCGAAGCCCGCCTCGCAGCCGCAGAAGCTCCGTACAAGGCGGAGGAACGCGAAATCGAAGCGCAGATCGAAACGCTGAAAGCCCGTCTTCGTGCGGTGTTCGAGGCGCGCTGCGAAGTCGCCAAGCCGTTCGAGATCGAACTTGATGCTCTCTACGAGCAGGAAAACAAACTTACAGAGGAGGCCGCGTGATGGCTGATGGACAAGCTGCTGCCAAGATCAAACCGACCGGGCTGGACCTGTTGCGTGAGCCGTTTCCGCCAAACCAAATCTCCAAGCTGCCAAAGGAAAGCCGGGCGCAGATCGATGAGCGCAAAGCCGACCGAAGCAAAGTGGTTTGGAACTGCGACGTGTGCGGCGGGACGCATCACAAGAACGCGGTTCACCTCGATTATGTTGGCCACGCAGCGCTGACGGATCGCCTTCTTGATTGCGATCCTAACTGGACGTGGGAGCCGTTCGCCGTGTCTGCTGACGGACTGCCGCTGATGGATCGCAATGGCGGTCTGTGGATCAGGCTAACCGTGTGCGGAGTGACCCGCAACGGGTACGGCGACGCCGATGGCAAGACGGGCGGCAACGCTGTCAAAGAGGCTATCGGAGACGCGCTCCGCAATGCCGCCATGCGCTTCGGTGCAGCTCTGGACCTCTGGCACAAAGGCGACCTTCACGCAGAGCCGGAGGCCGCTGAGGCAGACGAACCGAAGCAAGAGACGCTTGCAGCCGAACAGCCAAAAGCTCAGCGCGCCACGAAGGCCAACAGCCGCGAACTGTTCGCTACCCTTCAGAAGGGCCTGCGTGCCTGCAAATCCGTCCGCGAGCTGAAGGCGTGGGGTCACGCTTTCGCAGACGACATCAAGAAGATGGACAAGTCCTTCGCTGATGAAATCCGGGCCGAATACAAGGCCGAACTGGACGCAATGACCGCCCACGAAGAATCCGAACGCGAACTTGAATCTGCCAACTACGAAAGGTCACAATTCTGATGGACACGCTGCATAACAATCCCCCCTCGCCCGTCGAACTGTTCGCGGATGAAATCGCCAGCCTCAAGGAGCGCATTGCAGCGTTCCCGCCTATCACCGAGGCCAACGCTGGCGAGGCCCGCGACCTGATCGGGCTGGCAAAGAAACTGGCAAAGGACATCAACGCCAAGCGCGACGAGGAAAAGCGCCCGCACCTAGAGGCAGGCCGTCAGATCGATGCGGCTTACAAGCCCCTGGTTGACGCTGCCAACGCTGCGCCTGCGCCCCTCTCGAATGCCCTCCTTGCCCACATCAACGAACAGAAGCGCCTCGCCGCTGAAGCCGCTGAGAAGGCCCGCCGTATGGCAGAGGAAGAAGCCCGGCGCGCTGCTGAACTGGCAGATGATCCGATCCTTGGCGAAGACATGGCGGACGCTGCCAAGCTGGCTGGGCAGAAGGCTGAAGTTGCCGCCGCATCGGTCAAGACGGTTGCGACCGTGAAGGGCTCTGAGGGCTTCCGGGCGGCAGGGGTTCGCAAGTCCTACAAGGCCGAAGTCTACAACTGGGAAGCGCTGGTGAAATACTACGCCGATCACGCTGACGTGCGGGCGGCGGCTGAGAAGGTCGCAAACGCTATGATCCGTGCTCACAAAGGACAGGTCGCAATCCCCGGCGTGAACGTCATCGAAGTGGAAAGCCTCGTCTAATGTCCCGCTACGAGTTCGTCATCCACAAAGGCAACCGGGAGACGCTGGCTGAGAAGCTGCTGGCGCTCCCTACGGGATGGCGGGTGGAGTTCAAGGAAGCAAAGCGAACCGTGCCGCAGAACGATCGTTTTTGGGCGATGCTCACGGCCATCAGCACGCAGCTTGTTTGGTACGGCAAACGTCTGACGCCAGAAGATTGGAAGCTGATTTTTATGGCCGCACTAAATGAAGAACTCAGAATTGTCCCGAACATATACGGGGATGGTTTTGTGCAGCTAGGGCGGTCGTCGTCAAAGCTGTCAAAAGACGAGATGTCGGATCTGATGGAATTGATCGAGGCATTTGCCGCTGAGCGCGGTGTGGATCTGAAGGAGCCGGCCGATGGAGAAGCGTAAGCCCCTCACCAGAGCCCAGATCGCAGAGATAACCCTACGCCAGCTAGGCAAGTGCGCCCGCTGTTCTGAGCGCCTGGATTTCGCAACCAAAGGCGCCGTGATTGATGAGCATCTTCATCCGTTGGCAGACGGCGGCACAAACGAGACAAGCAATCGGGCCTTCTATTGCAAGCCCTGTGCAAAGCCTAAGACTGCCAGGGAAGCCCGTGACAGGGGAAAGTCCAAGCGGATCGCAGAGGGCCGTACACAGGCAGACCGCAGAGCCCAGCGCGGGCCGACGATCAAGTCGCGGGGGTTCGACAAGACATGGAAACGCCGCATGGATGGAACAGTGGAGAGGGTAAGCAAGTGATGCACATCGAACAACGCGGCGAGACGCAGCGCCTGGAATCCGTGCTGCGCGAACTGAAGCCGATAGAGGCGCGCTGTGTGCCGATGTCAAACGAGTGCCTGCGGGCGATTGAGAGAGCGAAGGAACGGCCCTCGGGCCAGAAGGAGGAGAGAGAATGAGCGATGAAATTGATCTTGATGAATGGCCAAACTGCGCTGTGGACGGCTGCGAGTACAAGTGCTGCCTCGCGCTTGAAAGCCCTTATTGCTACGCACACACGCCGGGAAGCGAATACGTCAAAAGCACAAAGATTGATGCGCGTCACTCTCGTTATGCTTTCCCCGCCCGCCAGGAGCCGACGCCATGACGAACGAGAAGCTGGACGAACTGGAAGCGCTGATCGAAGACGCTGCCGATCTCGGCTTCATGGACGGCAACGACATGGAGCGCTGGATTCGAAGCGTGAGAGGCGCGCTGCCTGAGCTGGTGGCTATGGGGAGGAAGGTGGCGGAGTTGGGACAACGAGTGCTGGAATTGGAGGCTCGTGAAATCGCTGTGCATGATCGGGCCTATGCCTACGGCTTCCGCGCTGGCTGGAACGAGGGCGTTCAATACGAACAATGCCAGGAAGTGAAGTTTGAACGCAAAGCATCGGGCGACCCTGAATCGCATCTTCGGACGCTTGCGTCGATGGACGATCGAATTGCATCCGCCCGCGCCGCCCTGCAAACGAAAGGAACCCCAACATGACAGACACGATGAGCCAGGTGCGCGACCTGACGGAAGCGGAAAAGCTGGCAACGAGCGGTTATCCAGACATCGGACAGATGAACGCTTACTACTATTCGTTTGAGCCAACCGGAGTGCCCGCAATTGATGCAATTCTCGGCGCAGTTGGATCGGCCGGCAAGGGGTTTCATCACACGGAAAGCTGGTCTGATGAAATCCCCGGCTGGGACTTTTCATACATCGACCGCATTCAAGGCGCAGCACTTCTGGCCGCCAAGGAGTTCGCCGCCCTCTCCCACCCCGCCCCGGACGTTCCGGGGGCGGAGGAGGTGGAAGCTATCAGGACATGGGTCGCTTCCAATGAAAAGCGGTTTGAGACGTGGCATCACGATGTTGGCGATGGCGAGGTGGCGTTTGATTTTTGCGTGACCTTGCTGGCCGAACTAGACGCCGCAAAATCAAGAATTGAGGACTATCGTTTTGCGCTTCGCGTATTGTCGGATGGCAGCCCCGTCAATGACGCCGGAGCTGCATGGGCTCGGTCAATTGCGCGTGGAGCATTGAATGACTGACGAACTGGAACAGATCAGGGCGCGGCATGAGGCATACGATTACAACAACGATGCCGAGTGGTCCAGAATGGAACAGGGCGCTTTTGCCCACACCGACCGCGCCACGCTCCTAGCTTTGCTAGACGCCGCCCGTGCGGAGCTGGCGGAAGAACGTGCGCAGAAAAAGCTGATTGCCGACGCGCATGACTATCGGTGCAAAGAGCTTGCGGAAGTCTCTGGCAAGCTGGCGGAGGTGAGGGAGGCGGCGGGGCCATGGCTGATGTGGGCGAACGATCTGGACGATGACAGGCCAGATGACGAGCCTGTTTCAAGCCTCATTAGTGCCGGTGAATATCGCCGCCTCGCCGCAGCACTGAAAGGATCAGAAGGATGAGCACGAAACAGAGCGCGATTGAGGCGGCGGAACTCGCTTGGGCCGAACACGAGCGCAATGGTTTTTGCATGTCTAAAGACGGCAAACGCAGATTGCGCGCCGCCATCCTCGCCTGGTTGGAGGCCATCGCTGAGGATGGAGGGCGGGATGCTCCGGGGCTGGTAGAGCAATGCATGAAAGCCGTGCTGAAAAGCTGGAAGCACGCTGGCGTGACATGCTCGCCCGATCTGGAGGCCTCAGAGCTTGCATCCCGCGCCGTCCTCTCTGTTCTCCTCTCCCGCGCGAAGGAGCAGCAGGGATGAGCGACGATGATCCTTACGACTACCTTGATGACGAGGATGATGAGCCGGACAATTTCGGCTTTGAGTGCCCTGCCTTTTGGGTAGGCGATGAAAGCACAGGTGGCTGGTATTGCCCGATGCAAGGCAGTGAAGATTGCGACTGGGACTGCCCCGGACCCCCCGACCCCCTCGGAGACGGGCCATGACCCAGCTTCTCACGATCAGGCATAGGTCCGCTTCCGCGTACTCCCCCGCCAGTCTGGGCGGACGCGTTTGGGGAGGCTGCTTTCAATCCGGTATACCCGCGCTGCCGTTTATCGGTGGCCAGCCGCTCCCCCCGAGACTAACTCGCGTGGGTTCGTTTGGCGCGGTTGTCCCTCAGCCCACAGCAGGCTTTCGGGCGGTCGGAAGTCCCTTTCGGGCAAAGTTCCCGCCGGAGGTCCGCTTTTTTGTGGCCGGTAATGCGGTAACCGTGGGAAACACATCAAAACTGGTGTTGCGACCGGAACCGAAGCAGGGCATATAAGCCATGCAGACTGCTGGATGGTCACGCATCCAATCGAGGCCGGGACTGTTTCCGCAGACCGGCCTCAACCTTTTCTGGCTTGGTTTTCCGCTTGCGTCAATTCCCCCCTCTGAAAGCCTCTTGTCACCCTATCAGCTTCAACGCTTCGTTAGGATGTCTGTGCCATTCTGATCCTGCCAACTACAGGAGAACAACATGGACCTTACAGCATACCTAGAACGCCAGCGGAAAGCAAAGCTGGTGGCAGCGATCAAGACGGCGGCACGCCTGATCCAGGATTGCCCCGATCCGCAGAAGCAATGGCGGGCGATGCATGAATTGCGGAAGCTGCAAATCCGGCTGAACTACCCCACTCTGTAAGCAAAGACGCCCGCCCACTACGGCCAAAAGCCAGATGCGGGCGGGCGCTCGGCTGCTCGGGGCTGATCGAGCTGCAAGAGTGGATTAGCGCGGGGGTGTGTCAGGATTGGGGCGATAGGACGCCGTTGTGCCGAAGGTGACCAGTTCATATCGCATTCGCTGAAACTCAGGTTCCGCGGCAGCTAAAATACGGTCAGACAGGGATTGCGCCCATGCTTCTAATTCTCTGGCCTGCTCCGGCGTCAATGCAGGGTCTTCGTCGTAGACCACGATGCCGACTTGCTTCTTCATCTTGTGTTCCTCTTGATCCAGTCGAGAACCTGATCTTGCGTCAGGTCGTTGCGCCTTTCCAGTGCGTCCAGAGCGGCCATCAGAAGGCCCTCTGCTGACATCTTGCGGGCCTTGGCGAGCGAGCGGAATCGGGCCTGATTTTCAGGCGTCATCCGTATCTGCGTTTGCAGTTTCTTGTGCGTATCCATGTGGGTATCAATAAATGATACCAAGACGGTTGACAAGTGGGTATCGCGCGGGTATCTTTAGGCTATCCCATAAGGGACCAGCCAAGGAAACTCCCCATGACCAAGAAATCGACCCTCCCCACTATCGCCCCGCGCTTCCACGAAGGCGAGATTATCACCGGCGCCGTCACGGTTGTTCTGTGTGCCATCTCTGCCCTCGCATTGTCCTACCACGTTTTCGACAAGGCCCCGGCTGACATGCCTGACGCCATTGTCTACGCCTTCACTGCCCTCTCCGGCCTCTTTGCTTTCGGAATGGGCCTTGTCCCCATGATGCTCGCCCGGGCGCATGGCACGGCAATGGAAGGCGGTCTGGCTCAATCCGGCCTGACCTTCGTGGTGTTCCTGTTCATCGTTGTGGACATGGCGCTTCAAATCCACGCCATGCACTACATCATGAAACTGATGGAAGTCACCGTCCCGGCCCTCTGGCAGCTTGTCGCCATCTCGGCAGCATTTCAGATCGCCGCGTTCATGGTTCGGGGTTCGCTCTACGCCGCAACCCGCGAAATCCAGGAACTCATCGACGCCCGCGCCCATGAAGCTGAACTGGCCGCAGTCTATGCCAAGGAAGCCCTGAACGCCAAGCGCCGCGAGAACTACGCCGAAAAGAAAGGCAACGTGGTCAACATGCGCTGACTGAGAGCCCTGCCGGAGAAATCTGGCGGGGCTTTTTTTATGGAGAGTGATATGAGAACGGTTCCAATTGAGCTTCTGGATGAACTATTGATTTGCCGCCCAGAAGAAGGTGAATTGGTCTGGCGCGTTCGAACCTTTGAGCATTTTTCAGAAGCCCATGTATGGAAAACATGGAACATTCGATATGCCGGAACGCTAGCCCTGAATGCTATTGATGGGCTTGGGTACAAGTCCGGCACGATCAAAGGTGTTCGGTTGAAAGCGCATCGAGTGATATGGTCTATGACGCACCGGCAATGGCCCAGCGACGACATAGATCACATCAACGGCAACCGACAGGATAACAGAATTGACAATCTGCGGTGTGTGACCAGACACGAAAACACAAAAAACAGAGCCGTTCAAAAAAACAGCACATCCCTCGTGCCCGGTGTGACATGGCTGACACGCAATAAAAAATGGCGGGCTCGCATTACTGTTTCAGGAAACCGTATAGATCTTGGTTTGTACGATACTTTTGAAGACGCGGTAATGGTTAGAAAATCGGCCGAGCAGATGTATGGGTTTCACCCCAATCACGGGCGTGTCGTCCCGCTCCGCGCCAAAAGTTAATGCGTGGAACCTTGGCCCTCAGCCCTCACCGGCTGGGGGCTTTTTTTGTTTCGACTTCCACCGGGCACTCAGGACAGACATGCACAACCGGGAACCCGCGCCTGCGGACTGCCCACGCCCGGCGCTTGATAACTTCCCAAGCTTCGGCATGCGTATGCGCGTGGACCGTTTCGGACGATCCGCACACGTCGCACTTGGCTTCAAACTCTCCGGCGCGTTTCGTCAGCATGTCACATCTCGCCATTCACAAGCATCGAGGTCTGCGTGATCGTATCGGAAGAGTTCCCGAGCTGGCCGCTGAACGTCACGGTAATGTCTGTTGCAGCAGAAATGGAATAGCTGTTGATGATCGCAAAAGATGATCCGGCTTCCTCAAACGTCGAGATTTCGCACCAGACCACGGACCCGATGCGCGTGAGCCTGATCCGGCACGCCCAATCCTGCTGATCGCCCGCCGCTTCACTTGCGACTACCGTTGTGTTGCCATTGATGCTGAGCCGAACCGTTTTCGTGCCGTTCGTGCCGCTCGCCGTTCCGCTCGCAAAAATGCTTACGGAGCGCCCCGTGAATTGTTCGTTGGCGCTCAGGACATGAGACATCATATCCGTCGAAGACGTGGTGCCCGTCACGGTTTGAGTCGCGGTGTTCCGGTCGTAGACGGTTGATCCGTTGAACGCGCCGATGCGAAGCGTGTCAGACTTGGCCGCTGATGAAAGGATCAGCGGACCGTTGAGGTTGCCTTGCACCTGGTTGTCGTTTGTGATGATCAGGTCAAGCGCGCCGTCATCAACATAAAAACCGTATTCCTGCGTGGGCGAGCCTTGATCATCCCAAATCTGGTTGCCGCTGAGGATGATCTGCGACGGGCCAGTCGTAGAGGAAGACAGGATGCCGATGCCATCAAGGCCGACAGTCGTTGACCGCCCGGTCCCGGCCTGCCCGTTGTTTGAAATGAAACAGCCCTGCGCGGTTCCCTTCACCACACCGTTGCAGAACGTGATGCCGTTATTGTCATTGCCAGAGATTGTGCAGCCTAGATGGATGATTTCATCGGCCTGCCCCAAATGCCTGAACCCATCACCGCCATTGTCGATGGCTTGGCAACCAATATAGACAACTTTCTTGTATTCCGGCGTCGAGAATCCCGTCTCGAACCCGCCGCCGTCATTGGATTCCGAATGGCAACTGACATAAGTGCCAAGCCCCTTGAACCCGTTCAGCCAGTTGTCACGCCCTTGGCACGCAATCATGCGTGCCGAATAATGCGCCGGACCCGCAAATCCAGTGCCGCCTGAGCCGCCACCTGATTGGTGTGCAGACGATCCGCAACCCGTGGCGATACAGCCGACAATCACGTCATCCTTGCCGCATTCGTCCGATGTAACGCCAGCGTCAGACCACATGAACCCATGATCCACGGCGTTCTTGACTTCAACGTTGGTCATCCGCCAGCGCTGCGATGCGCCGAGACGATAAATGCCGCGCCAGTCGTTTCCGGTGCCTACAGACTGGTTCGTCTTGTTGCCGTCAAACGTAATGCCTTCAAGCTCGATGTCAGAAATGTCCTCCGCAAACAGTACATGGTCGTTTGCCGCATTCGCCAGCTTGATGATCGTGCGGCCCATGCCAGCGCCGCGAATACGTTTGTTGCCGGTCAGGAGTACAAGGCCGTCAACGAGGTAGGTCCCCTCCGGAATAAAGATGTCGTCTTCTGCCAGCAAGCTCGTCAGTGCGGCTGTGTCATTCGCGCTGTTGTTCCCAAGCGCCCCGAAATCAAAGGCGTTGGCAACATCCCCAAACCGATCTGCCAGCGTGCGCGGTGTAGTCGAGCCAGTTGACGTAACTTCTGCCGCCCCAACGCCGCCGCCCGTGCCAATCCAGTCCGCAACGGTCGTTACGTCCGTGATGTTATCTGCCACCGTGCCAATATCAAGGTCAGCATCCGCAACAATCGCAATGTCAGCCGCCATCGCCGCGACGGTATTGATGTCCGCAGCCAAGGCCTCAACCGTACCGAAGTCCGCAATCTCAGGCTGGCCCGTCACCGAATCGAACCCGAGAAGCCCGCCTGCCCGCGCGCTCGCCGGAGGCAACCTATCCCATGCCGCATCAGACAGGGCGCCCCGAAGGCTGCGGTCCTGCTGGTCAAGAAGCTGCGTGGTCTGCACCACAAGCGTGTCCAGCGCCGTGTTGATCGCATCGGGAAGGAACGCCCCTGCGTTCTGAACATTGAGCGTCTGGGCAAAGGCCCGGTCTGAAATGATCGTCAGCGTCGTACCCGTGGCCGGCGCAGTCAGCATCGTGATCGACCCGCCCGGCGAGGCGTTCTGGTCCGCGTTCAGGCTCACCGTGTAATGCGTGGTCAGGGTCTTGACCGTATCAACACCGCTGGTCGTCGTGACCACTTGCAGGTCAGCCGCCGCGAACGTCTTGAAGCTGAACGCAAAGACCTGCGTCGATCCGTTCCCGCTATATGGCCCCGCCCGGCGTGTCTCTGTGCTGATCGTCATCGATATCTCCTAGCTCAGTTTCTGCGCTTTGGCGCAGCGTGTCAAAACTTCATCTTTCAGGCGGGGGACATTGCTGTCAGGGTCTTCCTCGATCCACATCAGGGACATCTCTGCTGAGCAAGTCGTCTCGCCAATGTCCGCAAGGATGGCCTGCCGGGTGAAGTATCCGCTGATCATTCCAGACAGGATGAACACCGTCAGCGTTAGGAACGCGACAGAGACGTAGGGACCGAACGTCAGGGCATGGGCCACCGCTGTAGGCACTTCCCGGCCCGGCAGCTTCTCAGGCTGTGCAGGGGCAGACAGGGCCTCTACCGCGTTCGCCGTCCGGTCAAGGAACTTGGACCGTAGCGGATGCTCAATCACGCCTTGCGGCAAAGGCTGGCGCACAGCGGATTCAACACCGGCTTTCTGGAGGATGTCCCTGACGCGCTCACTCATTGAGGGCAATCCATCTGGTGAAAGGCTTCCCGGTCGCAGGCGCTTGCCCATTGGCAGAGGTTTGCGCGCACATACTGGCGCGCACCTACGGGCCAAACCGCCTGTTCCTCAGGTGGGGCGCTTACGGGCAAGGGTGTCTGGCCCCGGCACACTTCAGCTTTTGCCTCGGAAACCAGGGTCTCCTGCCTCTCGGTCACGTCCGAAGGTAAGCCGGAACTCTGTGTCTGACATGCTGGCAATAGGGTTAGGCACGTCGCGCATAGCACGCTCACCCGCATCAATGGCCTGATCTGCATCACTCGTCTCCTGTTCGATAATCTCCTTGGCAGACTGATCCGCTTCTGCCTTGCGTTCAACATCTACCTCGCGCTGGCGCACACGTTCCTGTTTCCTGCCCTGCCCCTCGCGGCGTTCACCCCAGAGGATCAGCGCAATCAGGAACGCGAGGATGCCCAAGATCCACTGCACCACCGGATTGTTCGCAATCCAGTTGCCAAGCTTTGAGAACACCATGCCGATGGCCGCAATCATACCAGCACCTTCTTCGCCTTCTTCTCACCCCACCAGCGCACGGCCTCTCCCGCAATCATCACGGCGAACCCGGTATAGGCGTCCAGCAGTATCGGATCAGCCGCAATCCCATTGGCGACCTGCCCCACCGCGCCGCCCGTCTGGGCTACAAGGCCGGCAGAGCCATCAGTGAAGAACGAGAACCGCCCCAGGATGATCAGCACCCAGCCCCAGAACCGGCGAGAGTAGACCATCGCCTTGGCCCCGGCGTTCGGGTCGAAGTCATTGGGCAGCGTCGGCTGCGGCTTGGGCGCGGACACGGGTTTCTCCTTGGGGATGGGAGGGGGTGGGATGATCTCTGGCAGGGGTTTGGCCTCAACCGGGACTGTCGGGGCAGGCTTGGGCGGATCGGGCTCAGCGGCAATTGTAGCGGCTTGCAGGGGATACTTCCGGGCCACCGCCAGCACAGCGGCAAACTCAGTCTGCCGGACAATGCGGTCTTCCCATCGACCCTTGGCAGCGTTCCAGACGGCCTCGGTCGCCAGTTCGATGGCATCATTCTTGACCGCCTCGCGCCAGTCCAGGCCAAGGAACATGCATCCTTCTGCATGATGACGCCGGAGAAGCCCACGAAACCTGCGGAAATACATGCAAGGCTTGCCGTCAGGTCCGATCCACCGGCCCGTGGCCCGGCTCCATTCAGGAAAGGACGGGGCAATTCCGGCAGCAATCTCGCTCGGGCTAGGCCCCGGACTGGTCGCCCCCGTCCACATACCAAACGCCGCCGCCGCATCTTCATACCGGCCATCATTCAGGTGCCGGACAACACTGGACTTTGCCGCTGCCGATCCGCCAATATTGAACGCAAGGCAGGCCAAGGCCCCCGCCTGATACGCCGTGATGTCACGGGTCAAGGCATTCCAGACCGGCGCGGCTTCCTTGCGTAGCGCGTACAGGGTCAGAGGCATCACCTGATCTTCGGTGATCGTGTCGCCCTTCTTGAACGGTACGTCATTCAGGTCGTAGGTGACACCATATGCCACCTCATACCGATTGCCTTCACAAAGCCGGGCCGTGAGCCGGGGCTTGCCCTCGAACTCGAACAGCAGTTCGAACGTCTTCGGGTGCAACTCAGGTGGGGTAATCACGCCGCTTCCTCCTGCGTCCCGCCATACACGACTTCGCCCGCGATCCAGACTTTCAACCGGCCACCGGGGTCAATGTCCAGCATCACCGGAACCCGCGCCCCAGCCTCCACCGGCAAGGTGCAGCGCCAGGCTTCCGTGTTGCCCTTGGCCACCGGGTCATCGCCTTGCAGGACAACCAGCTCAATCTCGGTCTGGTCTTCCCGCGCCGCCCTCAACACCCGCTCGCGCCGGATCGGGAACGTCTCGCCCTTCTTGATGAATGCGTAATATCCTCCGCCCGCCACCCGCACGCCGACCGAAGCCGTCACGAGTTGCTGCATCACGGCAGGCTTGATCCGCCCGTCCAGTTCTGCCGCCCGGATTGCAGCACCGAGGGCAACCGCCTGCTCAGCTTTCGGGCCGTCCTTGATGATCTTCTTCGCCCCGAACATGCCTTCCAGCACCGAGCGGATCAGCGGCATACGGGATTGCCCACCCACCAGAAGCACCCCGTCGATCTCTGCCGGCGTCATCTTTGCCTGTGCCAATGCGTCCTGCACACTGGCAATCGTGCGGATCACAAGGTCTTCCGTCAGTTGCTCGAACTGCGCCCGCGTCACGGGCTCCGTCAGGCTGGACAGGCCGGAACGCCATGCAACATTGGCCTCTTCGATCAGCGCCGTCTCGGACGTGGACAGGGCCTTCTTTGCATCCTCGGCCGCACGCAGCACGCCCACCATCTGCTTTGGCTGTGCCCGCAGGTCTTCGCCTTCCTTGGCGAAGAACTGGTCAACGGCATAGTCAGCCAGCCGCTTGTCAAAGTCCGCCCCGCCAAGCTGGGCCGAACCGGACATGCCAAGGGCCTTGGTGTTGCCGTCCTTGATTTTCAGGATCGTGGCATCGAAGGTGCCGCCGCCAAAATCATACACCAGAACCCGGCTGTATTTCGTGCGGTCCAGTGAATAGGCCAGAGCAGCGCAATAAGGCTCGCGGAACAGGTCAACCTTCTTGATGCCTGCTAGTGCAGCAGCTTCCCGAATGGCCTCATCCTGGGGCTCGCGGAAGTCCACAGGCACGGCAATGACCGCGCCCGTGGGCCTCCGACCGAGCCGCACATCTGCCGCCAGCAGGAGACTTTTCAGAACTTCGGCCACAAGCATCGGCCCGGAGAGCAAAGCATTGCGGCCCCGCCACCAGACCTTGCCGTCAGGGCCTTCCGCCAGATGGATAGACCCGTGTTCCTGTTCGTTGTAATCGACGCCGAGGTAGCGCTTGATGTTGTGGAACGTGAACTCAGGCGCGCGGCGCAGATGACGGGCAGCGGCTAGGCCAGTCACCAGACCTTCCGGCGTATCAGCCACGACCGAAGGCATGTAGTCTGCCCCGTCCACGGTCTCGATCATGTCCGGCCCGGTCGGGCGATAGAACGCCACCGAAGAATTGGACGTGCCGAAGTCGATGCCGATCCTCATGCGGTACGCTCCGCATCAAAGGCGCCGGGTTCATCAATCGGAATGCTGTCGTCTACCTTGCCGGTCTCGTTGTTGAACGCGGTGGATTCACCACCCTTCTGGGCGTTCGGATTCTTTGGCTTTGGCGGTTCAGGGGTGGGATCAGGTTCGGCCACCGCCTCGTCAATCGCAGCGTCAATGTCAGGTTCGGTCACATCGGCGGATTGATCCTCCTCCCGATCCGTCGCCCGCCTGCCATACCGTGCATTCTCCCGTGTGCCTGCCATCAGGAACGCCCAGACCCCAAACGAGCGCGCCGCCTCAGCGACTAGCAAAAGGATTTGTGCCCACAGTTCCCGGTAGCCTGCCTCATCGGCCTGCGTCCTAAGCGTGATCGCTTCCTCACGCTTGGCCTGTGCTGGGGCTAGGGCCATCACAGCGCTATCCTGTGCAGACCCCGTGTCCAGTTTCGATTGCAGCACAGCGATACGGTTGCGGATCGTCTCGCCCCGTGCGCGCATGGCCGCTTCTGTCAACTCGGCCCGGATGCCATCAATGCGTCCCTCATAGAGACCCAGCGCGGTCAGCCTGCGTTGTGCCTCCTCAATCCGGCTGGAGGTCATCAGGTCCAGTTCAACGTTCAGCGCGGCCAGTTCCTCACGGTCCAGCCTGCGTTGCTCGCTGGCCTCGGTCTTCGTATCGGTCGGCAGGGTGTCCAGCTTTGCCGCCTCAGCGTCCGCCAGATCAGCGCGGGACCGAAGGGCTTCCGGTGCGTCAATGAACACATCCGACATCCAGTGCTTGACCGCTGCCTTACCGTTCTCGACACAGAACCAGGCGAGGCCCGCAAACACCAGAACACCCACGGCCTGCCGCCAGCGGGTTTCACCCAGCACGATCAGGGAGAACGCCGCCACAAGGGCAATCTCTGCCCCGATGGCAAGCCCTGTAAAGGCCCAGCTTTTCGTGGCAACCCAAGCGCCAGTGGCGTTCGTTATGGCAAGGAACAGCGTGATGAACGCAATGCCAACGCCGAAGATCCATTTCAGGAGCCGCCGTTCATCATGGACCGAAGACAGGCCAAGAGGCAGAGCCATCACCCGCCCCCGTGTATAATCATGTTATACAGCGCATACAGAATGCCAGCAGCACCCACGACGCCAAGGGCGATGGTCTGACGGCTAATGTCAGCCTCGCGCTTCTTGTCACGTTCTTCCTGAGCCGCCAGCCGGTTCTCAAGCTCGCGCACCTTGGAATCCGCATAGGCCATGACCTCTGCCCGCATCTTCCCGATCTCCGCCGTCCGGTCTGCCGTGATTGTGCGAACCGCCTGATTGACTGCCTTTTCAATCAGCGCTTCAGTTTCCACCCTGATTTCAAGGCGTTGTTTTGCAGCCAGCTCGAAGTCGATGAATGACTTCATCGTGCCGCGCATCTCTGCGATCTCATCGGTCTGCTTCATAATCGCAGCCCGTAGAGCCTCCAGTCCCTCAGCCCCGTCAGCCATCAGTCACCCGTTAACTGGATATGCGCGGTCAGGTGCCGCAGTCGTTCATGTTCTTCCGGGGCCATATCGCCGTCGCGTTGCAGGCCGAACAGTTCCACAATCTCAGCCCGGAGGCGGGCCAGTGTGGCCTCGTCCGTCTCGCCGGGGTTCGCCTCGTTGGCGAGAAATTCGCTCAGGGGGTCATACCGCATGAAGTCCGGCATCTGGATTTCGGCCGGCGCATCAAGGTAGCGATCCACGATGACTTCGCGGTCCACGTAGATCACCTCACCCGGCTTGCGGATTTTGCGCGCCGCAATCTCCTCGGCCCGCCATGCCGCATACCCTTCGCGGCCCAGTTCCTTAAACTTTTCAACGCTCATGGGTCAGCCCTTTCCCTTCCCGCTATGAACTAGTTCGCCCGTTATTCCAAGACGCTCTGGCGATTCTCGCTAAACTCGGTTTTCTCCAGATCGCCCGCCTCGATGATCGCGATTTCGGCCTCATCAAACAGCGTCCTGAGCCAGAAAATATTGTTATACGGCAACAGCTTACGCAGCGAGTGAATGTCCCGGTCCTTCAGTGACCCGTCCGTGACGTTGCGGATCGCGGCGAAAGCATCCTCCCCGCGCCCCACAGATGGCCCGAGCGTTGATGCAAATGCGCCACGGCTGGCAAAGCGGCTCGCCGGGCTTTCCCCGATGAAGGTCTTGTTCGTGATCTTCTCAGCCGTGTTGAACCCTTCCATGAACAGCGGGGCAATACCGCTGCGGTCCACGCCTTCACGGACCCAGACCACCGGATCATCGCTCGTGTCCCGGCCCGAGCCCATGGACTTGAGTTTGTAGACCAGCATCCCGAGCGCGATGTAGGTGAACAGCGCAGACAAAACCCGGCCCTCAGCCATCCGCCCCTGCTGCGCCATGCGGATCGCTATGCGCTGGTTGCCCGCAAGGACGAACGTCTTGAACTGCCAGATGGTCTGGCCAATCGGCAGGTTCATATCGAACAATCCGCCCGCACCCCGGTGCATCAGCTTGTCACCGATGCCGGCCGTCACGGTCTGGATGTTGGCGTTCTTGCCCATCGCGCCGATCCACAGGCGCCGGGCGTAGGCGTCTTCCCATTGTTCGGGATTTGCCAGTCTCATCCCACCGGATTCAGAGCCATGCTTGCGGACCATCGCCATGATCCGCCCATAGTCCGTCTCACCGATCCCCATGTTGGCGAGCCAGGTGCGGTTCGACTGGCTGATCCGGTCAGGGCGGCCCATGGCCCGGATCGCTCGGTTGGAGGCGATGACGTAATCCGCAGTCTTCATCACATCGTTCCATGCCGTCATCAGGGTCAGGTGGCTGAACCTGTTGGACAGGCTGGCAACCGCCCTCTGCGTCACCGTGCCTTGGCCGTAGACATCCCCGATATCTGCCATCGTGGCGATCCGGGTGGACAGGACACGCTCGACCGCGATGCCGATGGCATTGGCCTCCCGCGCGGCCATCTTCACGCCTTTCAGGTCCGTGACGAGTGGCCCGACCAGATCGCGCGCAATACCAAGGAACCCGTTGGACAACACCTTGCCCGCCACGTCAGGGAATGCGCTGATCGTCATTCCGCCCAACATGGTCATGTAGTTCCACGCGCGCACATAGCTGAGCCCCCGCGCGAGGGCGCTTTCATAGGTTGGCTCGCCATAGCTGCCCCGGATCACGTCGCGGACACCCTCGATGTCGCGCATCCGGGCGCGCATTTCCTCGGACAGCTTCTTCTTGCCCGCCTGATCCTCGGGCGCGACCTTGGCGATCAGGTCCTGATAGTCCTTCTGGATATCATCCAGCACGGTCTTCATGTCCGGCGTGCCGAACGTCTTGGCCAGCTCAATGTCTGCCGAGATGACGCGCATGTAGCGGTTCATCACCACCTGTGCGTCATTGACGAGGAAATCCTCGACCCTTGCCCCGCCGCCCTCGAACAGGTCAGGAATGGAGAACGTGCGCTCTTTCAGCGGGCCTCTGGGGCCGGCTGTGATGTTGATGGGGAGGGTGCGCTCATCATACCCCATCAGCGTGTTATAGATGCTTTCGACCGCATCACTGCGATACCCGGTCAGGTCGCCTTCGACCCGTTCTATCTCCAACAGCTCATCGACCTGCTTGATGAACGCCGCGTCATCGTCAGACAGCTTGGCGCCGGTCCTGACCGCATCGGCCTGGATGTTCGCCGCCCTGACCTTCATGTTGGCGAAGGTCTGGTCCAGCCAGGCGCCGACCATGCGGCGGAAATCCTCCGGCTTCCTGACAAGCGCCTGCCGGTTCCACATGCGGTGGAGGTAACTCGGCGCGGTTTCTACATCCACATCCTTCGGAAGCAGGCCCGCTTCAATGGCGCGCTGCTTGGTTTTCTCCAATGCGACCCGGTAACCCTGAGCAGCTTTCTGGACATTGGCGTCAGGGTGCTGATCGCCCCGGCGCAAGGCCATGCCGACTTCCTCGTAGAACTCGGTGGCGGTCATTGTGCCGCCAGACTTGCGGTGTGCCTTGTGTGCGTCCCGCGCGCTCTGTTCCGCAACAGCGTGCCAACCGCGATACTCACCCATTGCGGTTTCAACAGCGACGGGAGACGCAAGGCCCTTCTTGTTCCGGTTCAGGAACATGCCGTTTTCCATCAGCATGGCGCCGATCTCGCGCGCCTTGCCTGACGATGCCGTGGCAAGCCTGAGCAGCGGGTTCAGCTTGATCGCAGCGCTGGCATCGGCCGTGCCGAACGATGGCGCAAGGGCGAAGTCTTCCGGCGTGACTTGGGGAACAGCAGCGGCAGACAGGCTACCCGGATTGCTCATCGCGGCGGTGTCTGCCGTCTCGGCTAGTCGGATCGGATCGCCGTCCGGGTCATAGACCATCTCGCGCTCAAGGCGTTTGGAGAGGGGCTCGAAGTCCGGGTCAAAGCCATAGATCGGCTTGCCCGTCGCCCCGCGATAAACTGCCGTGCCGCCTGACCCAAGCAGTCCGCCAAGCAAGGCGCCGCCCGTGATGTTCAGCGCGCTTTCTTCCAGCGTGCGGGTCTGCTGCGTGGATTGCAGGGCGGTCTCGGTTGCGGCGCCACCCGCTGCGCCAGCCAAAGCCCACCGGCCGCCAACCTGGAGCAGGGTTTCGCCTTTCTTGGCAATGCCGCCGATGGGGATCAGGTTGATTGGGTCAAGGAGGCCCGCAGCGACCATCACACCGATGCCGGTCCAGCCGCTGTTCATCAGCATGTCCGTGTTGGCGTTCTGGCGGTCGATGTTGCGCTTGACGAACTCGGATTGCTCTCGGCTGAACACGTCCACGAACCTGTCGGCATACATCTCGTAGCCTTCAAGGTTCTCGTCTGACAGGGGGTTGAACGTGGGGTCACGCTCGGCCTTCGGCATCGTGCCTTGCGTCAGGAGCGAGCCGACCGAGTTCTCACGGCTGAATGCAGCGCCCCAGAGTTCGCCCATCTCGGGTTTCTGGACCGGCTCGGGCGCCTTGATCTCGCTCAGGCCCATCGCTTCGATGCCTTCATACATCTGGAACGTGGGGCTGTTGGCCCGGTCAATGGCCAGCCAGCTTCCGCCTGCGGGTTTCTTCGGTTCTGGGATAACCGGGTTTGTGCCTTCGTTCAGGACAGACAGGCCAAGCAGGGCCTTTCCCATCTCGGGCACTCCGTCAGGGTCCAGCGGTTGCCTCGGCTGCGTCTCGGGCGCTACGAACTGCGGCGTAGTGGGCTGCTGCGGAACCGGGCCAACAACAGGGTCGGTGATGTCATTGATCATTCAAGGCCCCGTCTGCGGCGTTCTTTGATCGCCAGCGCTTCTTCTGTCCGTGCCATGTTCTGTTCGGCTTCGGGCGTCATGGGAAGCGGGTTGTATGTGATCGGGGCGGGCTCGCGGGTCTGGCCGCGCGCTTCCATCTCGGCACGCATCACGGCTTCTTCCTGTGCCTTCCAGCGGGCAAACTCGGCAGGGGTCATGTCTTCCGGGGGTATTTCCGGCTCAGTGCGCTGGATGCCGTCCCAGCCCATGCCGATAGCAATGGCACCGCCTGCCGCTGCTGCGCCGCCTGCGTAGAGACCGGCTTCGGCTATGCGGCCGGTGAGGGAGAGGCCGGGTTCTTCTGGTGGAACGTCAAGCGCATCATCCGCCATCTCATCCAGCGGCCCGCCCCTCTGCGATGCCAACAGGTTCGCACTCCCCGCATTGTCCGGATCAAAGGCGGCGTTTACGGAGCGGATGTTGGAGGGGTCGAAGATGGTCACAATATCCGCGACTTCGGGGCCGTCCTTGAAATTGTTCAAGCGCAGGCCGTCATAGCCTTCAGCTTTTGCCTCATCCAGCATTTTAGAAAGTTTGATCTCATTGGCGCGATACTGCGCGCCTTCCATGTCAATGGTCTTTATCCGTCCTCGGACATATAGAGGCATGGTCTGCTTTTGCTGCATGAATTGATCGCGGGCCGCTTTAACAGCGTCAAAATCGGGATACAATTCACCGGACCGAGAAACCGCCGAAAGGTCTCCATAGAAATCTGCAACAGTCGGAGATGTTGTCAGGAACACGCCTCTTTGAGCGCTTTCCGCATTAGAAGATGTGCCAAACGTTTTCGGATCAAACGAGTCAAAAGACCGGGTCGTCCCATGATACAGCACCGTCTCCGTATCGAACCCCATCTCATTCGCCCGAGCCATCCGCCCAGCTTGGGACATATCAAGGCCCTTGGCTTTCGCGGCTTCCCATTCAGGGCTTCCGGGGGTCTCGAACTTGGCGGCTTGTTGCGGCGTGCGCGAGCCTCCTACGCCAGCCGTGAGAATGGGGGATGCAGCTTTGTCGGGTCCGCCCATGTTCATCAGGTCAGTGATGGACTTGCGCATGAAGGCTTTGTCATCACCGTTGAAACGGCTGCCGTATGACCCTAGCGCGTTGTTAAACACCTCTGCTGGATCACGGCCTTGAAATTTGGCTTCAGCAATTGCCCGACGCGCGATGGACGCATAAAGCCTTTCCTCGGACGTGTATGGCGGCACGCCTCTGGCAATTCTTTCCGCAGGCTCGTTTGCGAGCGGAAAACGCCGGAATGCATCGGCCAAAACATCTTCGTACCTGCCGTTCTCTATTTCCTCAAAAGCATTGCGAAGGGCAATCGCATCGTTAATGTCTGCGATTTCTGCATCTACGTGATCGGGGTTGCTTTGCTCTCGCAGTCTGGCAAATTCTTCTTCTTCTGACTTCGTCAGGTAGCTCTTACGGCTTAGGTATTTGAACGCCCGCGCCTTCTTTTCATCGCCGTAAAACGCTTTAACAAGGTCAGCAAATTCAGCATCTTGAATTTGCTTAACAATGCCGCGCATTTCCTCGGCTGTCGGCTGGACTTCCCCGTCAATAATCCGCTGTAAGCTTTGCGGGCTTCCGGGGGTCTCGAAGCGTTCGATTTCGTCAAGAGGGCCGCCGCGCTCCGAGAACATCTTCCCCTCGCGGTCCAGCACTTTCACATCGCTGTCGTTGAACGCGACGTAATTGAACGTCTGGCCCTTCCTGTTCCGCTTGCCGCGTGAGAACCCGTCCAGATACCGAAGGCCGCGCACGCCCATCTCGCGCATGATCTGCATCGCTTCGGTGTTCGTGCCTTTCAGGGAGGCGACCAGAACGTCCATGCGGGTCTCGTCGCCGTACTTGGCCAGCACATCTGCGCCTTTGCCCAGCGCGCCCTTCTCTGCCGCCGCCCGGAACGCGGCCTTGACCTTCTCGGGCTGTTTGCCGAACGGGAGGTCATACTGGATCGTGGCGTCTGCCGGCAGTTTCACCGCAACGGTGTAGATGTTGCCACCGCCGCGCAGGAGGCGCTTGGACGGCTTCGGAATGCCCTTGCTGGACTCGGGGTCTAGCGTCTTGAGGTAGGCAATCCCTGCCTCCAGGAACTTGATCAGTTCCTCTCTGTCCTTGATGACGGGGCGTTCGACGGAGGCAAACTCGGTTGACCTGCCCCCACCCGGATACGAAAGCGGATACTTGATCTGATCCAGTTCATATTGAAGCGACCAGAGAGCGCCTTCCAGTGCGCCGCCGTGAGACCGATCAGAAGCAAGAGATTTGTAGCCTCCGAACAGCTCATGATACAGAGATTTGTTCCGGTACTTCCAATACTCTGACAGCGCAAAGTGCGCCGGGTTGGCCTTGTTGAAATCCTCCTTTCCCATTTTCAAGCCGGGTGCCAGCTTCTTCATCCGCTTGCGATACCATTCCGCAATGCCCCGGCTCTGTGTGAAATAGTGCCCCGGCCCAAACGCCTGCGCGCCTTCGCCTGAGCCAACCTTCTCCAGCTTGAACTCATCAAACTTCGCCAGCGTTCCGTGGAACGCGATGAACTCATCAAGGTCGAGAACTTCCATTTCGCTGGTCAGTTCCAGAACGTCCGTCTTTGAGTCTTCGACCGCCGCCCGGATTTCAGGGTCAGCGGTCTCGCTCATCGCGGTTCGCATCTGCGGCGTTGGCAGCAATTCTTCCGCAGCCACGTCATACTGATCCTTGGGGAACACGCCCGCGCGCTGCTCCGCGCTCATGGTGCGCCGCGTCTCGGCAAGCCTTGCTTCGACCTCACCGGGCAGGCGGCGGTAATACTCGATTTCCGCTTGCTGCTGGATCGCGGCTTTCAGCGTATCCATCTGCGTCTTGATGATCTTCTTCTGCGCCGGGTCCGTCGCCCGGTCATGCTTCAGTTTCAGATCCCCGAGACGGCCAATCGCCCGCTCAATCTGCGGTGTGTCCCAGAACTCCTTGCCTGCCTTCGGCGAGCCGCCCCGTGCAAAGCCCTCGGCCTGCTGGACCGCGTGCTGCACTTCATGGACAATGGCTTCAGCGGCTTCCTGTCGGGTCAGGCGGTTGTTTACGATGACGGTTTTGAAAAACCTGTCATAGGCCCCCGTTGCCCCGGCAATGACTTCGCCCTGATCATCGCGCCGGATCGGACCCATGTCCTTGAACATGATCTGGGCTTTCTTCAGATCGGGATAGGCGGCAAACAGTTCGTCATGGCTGAACAGTTCCTCAAGGTCGAACTCCCATGACATCTTGGGCGGCTCGATAAGAAGCTCAGCCTTGCTGTCATCGATCTCGTATTTCCATGCGCCTTCCTCGCCCCGGAGCCATCCGGTTTCTGCCCAGATAGCCTTCGGGTCTGCGCCGGCCGCTTCCAGCGTCTTGGCTCGCTCCAGCTTTGGAAGCGGTGCCTGGCGAGAACTGATCCCGCCGAAGATGCCCATGACTTCCGTGCCGGGCGGCTCAAGAAACCGTTCCGCATCGGTCGGCGCCTTCGGTGCCCGGACCAAAGTGCGCGCCGTCACTGCGCCGCCGGCAAGCGCCACCATGTTAGCCAGCCGTTCCTCGGTCGTCTCAGCCGGAAGGACAGCGCCCGCTGCACCGCCAAGCGCTGCCGGACCTACGTTCTGCTCCACAGCCGCAGCAACCGGCGCCACCGGCAACTCGCCTGCCGCCTTGGCGACTTCTCTCCCGATTGCAGAGACCCAGCCCATCAGTCCATCCCGGCTTGTCGTTTCGCCTCTTTGAGGTCGGCCTGTGCGTTCTTGTAGGCTTCGCGGTTCAGTTCCAGTTCGCGCCGGTAAGTCGGCCCGGTCTTGCCGCTGTTTTCGAGGATCTCCAACTGACGGCCTTGGACCTCAACCATGCGCTCAAGGGCTTTTACCTTTTCAGTCCTTGCCTCTTGCTTTTTCGCGGTTCCCGCAATCGATCCGCCTGCCTCGGCCCAAGCCCGATTGAACTTGGCCTGCTTCTCGATTTCCTTCGCGGCTTCCTCGTCATAGGTCCAGACGCCGATAGCATCCATGACACCATTGGTCTTGACCACTACAGTATAGACGGGCTTCCCGGTGTTCTGGATCGCGCGGGTCGTCAGGGCATCGGATACCAGTTCGATATCCCCGGCCTCGACTTTCGTTCCCATCAGTTCGGACACGCCGGACACAAGGCTGTCCCTGAGCCAATCCCCAGCCGCAGGATAATATTTCTCGGGTGGGTGCATCATCGTCTTGCCGCCATTGGCGACAGAGGGACCATAGGTCCGCCCGATCACGGCATCGGCCTGCTGTTTCGCAAGGCTTTCGTCGCCGTGCTGGATGAAGAAGTTCTGGTAGGCTGTCTCATAGGCGCGGATCATCTGCTGTTCAGCAAGCCCGCCACCCGCGACACCGCCGCCGAGACGGTTCAGCACCGCAAGGGCCTGACCCGCTTTCGTCGCGGTCTTGCGGCCCTCGGCCTTCAATGCGGCCGGCACGCCGTTCGGGTCAGCCGCAGCCTCGCGTTCCTTGATGATCGCCTGATAGGCTTGCATCGGGGGGATGCCCGCATCCATCTTGAACGCCAGGCTCAGACCTTCCGCCAGTTCGATGTCCGTGAATGCCGCCTCTGCCGCATTGGGTTGCAAGGCGTAAAGGTCTGCCATCGCCTTGATCGCGCCGATCTGCTGCTGTTCGGTCCCGCCCGAGCGCATCCCGCGCAGGACCGAGACGGCAGAAGACGGGATGATCCCGGCATCCCGCGCAAACGTGCTGACCATTTCCATGGCTTTCGGGAAATCGGTCTGGAACATCTCCATGCCGCCCGCCTGCCGGAAATACTCGTCCGCGCCTTTCTTCATCGCGGGATTGGACGGATCAATCGGCATTCCGGTCGAGAGGTAATCCACAAACTCGCCCATGGCCTTGTTGGACGCAGAGACGGTTTCTCCCATGCGTGCGGCCTGTGACCATTGCTGCGGGGTGATTTCGCCGCGCTGATACATCCGATCCGCATCAGCGCGGGTCATTGTCCCGTCAGTGATGCCGACTTGCAGGCTGGCAAAGTTGCGGTCCCGCCATTCCGAGACACGGGCTTTCTGCTCTGCCTCTTTCCGGGCTGCCATCTGGGCAGCTTGGCCGAGCAGGGTGACATATTCCCCGTCATCGATCTCGCCCGCTGAATGGGCCGATGCGAGTTCTTCAACTCCAATCTCGTCCTTGACGATGCCAAGGGACATGCGCTCGTAGTTCTTGCGGCGGAGTTCGGCCTCGGTCTGGGCAAACATGGCAGGCACGGCCTGTGCATCCAGTTCGAGATAGTCGCCCTTGTGCGTCTCGAAGTATGCCTTGGCGCCGGCAAGGTCGTCCTGTTCCAGCATCCCGCTCAGAACGGCATTGTGGGCCTTGGCCAGCGCGGTCTTGACCTGCTGGTCAAGGGCCTCGCCGTCATAGCCCGCATCCATGAACTTGTCTTTCAGGGCGTCTTTGGCACGGGAAAGGCTTGCGGTTTGGGCTTCCTTCAGCCTGAAAAGTTCCTCCGGTGTTTTGGCGGTTTTCATCTGAGGCTGTATTGCCGCAATGGCATCAAACGATGAAAGCACCGTCGCATCCCGCACGTTGTCGGAATACACCCGGCCCTGTTCCACGAAATATGTGTCCGCCTCGCGCAAGAACTTGGCTGACAGGTCATCTGCCGCAAGCTGGAACCCATCGCGCACATCCGGCGCAGACAGCCCTTCCCCGATCTTGGAGAATGCTTTCTGCAACTCATCGCGGTAGTGATCCGTCAGCGACCGGCCATTAATACCCTTGTTGGCCTCGGCGCCCTGATACTGCGCCATCTCGTTCTTGAGCCGGTTCGCTTCATTGAGCGCCTGATTATAGGCGTCGTTGAACCGGACCTTGTTGATCTTTTCCTGCTCCTTGGCGGCGTAATCACCGATCACGTTGCCAACATTTGCAATGCCTTCGGAAAGCCCCTGAAGCTGGCGGCCGGGCAGCGCAGCCGCGGCCGGGCTAGGAGCACCCGTGACGCGCGGGCCGGGCCGAACGATAGGCTGAACGTTACCGCCCGAATATTGAGGAATCCGCGCCATCAGCCACCCAACCAGTTCTTGACCTTGGAATAAAGCGAAGCGTTCGGATTATACTTCGACACCACAGAGCCAATCTTGCCAGTCACGCCTTGGGCTTGCTTGCCGACACCCGTAGCTGGCGGCGGCTTGCCACCAATCGCCCCGCTATCCTTGAACGCCGCGTACTGCCCGCCCCACTTTGCGCCCTCGGTCAGCAGCGTAGCCCCTGCCTGCATCAGCGGATTGATCGCACTTGCCGTCGCGCGGTTCATCCGGGCACTGGACCGCAGATTACCCGCCTCGGTTCTCATGCCCCATGCTTCCCTCAGCGCATTGGCCTTGATCTGGGTCGCGTCCAGTTCGCTCATCACGTCCGTGGATGTCAGCGTTGCAGCCACGGTCTCAGACCCAAGGTCTACACCGCTCGCCGCATATCCTACGCGCTGTTTCGAGCGAAGCTGTGCCACGTCCTGCCGGAACGCTTGCTCTGCCCGCTCACCCCGGAACAGGGCATCACGGGCCTGGCTGTCCGCGATCTGGGCGTTGATCTCATCCAGCCGGGCTTGCAGTTTGAGCGCGTTCTTCTGGCCAGACGCCGCGTAATACGCACCGACCGTGTTCATCGCCCCGCTGGCGGCGCCTGCAATCAATGATGCCCCTGCCATCTCAGCCCCCGAATACCAGTTCCAGTGTCATGCTTACCACAGTGAGCGGTGTTGGCGTGATCCGGCGCACAATGATAGACCCATCGTCCTGCCATGACGAACTGACCGAAACCTCCACCTCGCCCGTCTTCAGAGCAGGCGGAGAGCCATAAGGCTCAGTTGTCCTGATCTTGGCCTCGGTCAGCCGCGTCATGTCCGGCCCTGCCGTGAACCCGCCCGAGTTGTAGACCCGGAGCGTGACTTCATTGACGTTCTTGATCGTGCTCTGGGCATATGCTTCAATCTCAGCCGCCACAGGAAGCGTCTCGAACATGGCATAGACCGGCAATCCGATGTGCGCCAAGGTCGTTGCCGAATCCAATTCGATCTCGCCCCCGCTCACCGTCTTGTTGGTCTGCACCCCGCCATTGGCCAGCACCGCAACCGCCTGACCCTCAAGATGATCCAGCCCGCTGATCGTGGTGGCCGACGCCCCGGAATAGGTCAGCCCGCAATCCACGCCGAAGAAGTTTTCCAACCCGTTGAAGAACCGGCTCGCCATCCGCTCGACATAGCGGCGATACCTGTTTCCGCGCGCCACAATTGTCCCGGTCGCAGGCGTGACCGCACTTGAGGGAATGGTGAACGTGAACGTTGTTGATCCCGTGACAGTAATGGTGAACGTGCCGTTATAGGCCGCCTGATCCGCGCCGCTGATCGTCACACTTTGCCCGGTTTCCATCAGGTGCGCTTCGGTGCTGGTAAACGTCGCCGTTGTCCCGCTGGATGTCAGCGAACTCGTCGGTATTTGCCCGGAAATCGGCCGGCGCACCACGGCATAGAGGATGTCATCATTACCCTCGCCAACCACGCAGATGCTTTCAAATGCGCCATTGATCGTGGAATGCTCGTGCCAGGCATAGACCTGCTGTTCAGGAACATAGGTCATGCCCAGAAGGTTGCCATTGGACGACACGGCCCACACAATCGGCACCGGTCCCTTGGCATAGGCCATGTCAACAATCGTGTGGAAGTCAAACAGGTGCGCGGCTCTCAGGCTCATGTCTATCGAGACATACGAGTTGACATCGAAGTCATAGCCTGCGGCCCGGACGTGGCCTCCCCTTGCCGCGGCATACACGGCAGACGTGCCCACGATCACGGGCTGGACAAGGTTGGCCCCGATATAGGATTGCGGTCTCAGGCTGATCGAGAACGGCGTGATCGGCCCGTTATCGCCCGACGAAACGATCCATTCCGCACTGTCTGTCAGGATCAGAAGCTCACCCACCGGGACAATATGCCGGATGATGGACGATTCCCGCGCCGCCATCTTTACGCTGATCGCGTCATCGTCCCGCACCGGAATGGAATAATCCAGGTTGCTCTCAAGCCCGGTCTTGGTCATCCAGAGCGTCTGTGGAAGCGCGGTCGTCCCGGCAAATACCCGGCGCTGCTCGAAATACCCCACAGCTCCCGGATAGTCCGACGCAAACGGGTTCTGGTTTTCAGGCGGCGCGCGGCTCGTGTCAGCCGCGATATTGTCATCAATGAGCGTCGTGGTCGTAGTCTGGCCAATGTAGCCGTAAATGCCCCCACTCAGCTTGTAGACATTGCGCCGGCCAGTGGTGGAGAAATTGATCGTGTTCGTCGCGCCTGTGTCAAATAGCTGGTTTGTCGCGGTCGATGCCGAAGACGCCACGCTCTCGTCAAGCTGGTCATCAGAAACAGTGGTCGCCACATAGCTATAGGTCTGCGTGTCGCTTGGGCTGGTCGCCGTGACAGGCGTTACGCTGGAAATCGTCGGTGCTGCCAGCGTAGAGCCAAACGTGATGACCTTGATTGTCCAGTTCGTCGCGCCGTTGCGTCTCAGTTCATAGGGCGGGTATCGCGGATGGCACAGGGTCAGGACATCGGCGCTTTGCACATAGGTAATGCTGCCAATATCCCCTTCGGCATAAGGCGATGGGATCTCATAGACCGTGCCAAGCTCGAACCAGAACCCGCCCGGCGCCGTGACGCTTGACCCGGTATATCCGGTGTAACTCGTGGTGGTCGTAAACTCTATCTCATACTCGCCTGTGTCCGGATTGTAGACCGTGCTATAGCCCGTCGAAATAGCCGAGATATAGACAAGCTGGCCGATGGTGACTGTCAGCGGAAGTGTGGACCCTACAAACGTGTACCCGCTCGGCAACACGCTGGACGGGCCATAGGTCCGCGTCCATTCTGAAGACACAGCCGGGGTCGCCCCGTACTGGTTTGATCCCGTCTCAGGATCGTCTCCGGTCGTTGCTGCCACGCAGTACCAGGTAGACCCGCCTTTCGTCACAAGGTCGCCCGGCACATAGGCTGTCATGCTATCCCATGCGCTGACACCGCTTGTGGGTGTCAGCAGGGTTGCGCCGAACGTGTGGAACCGGATACGCGCCTCGGCAAATTCCAGCGCCGTGGTCTGCGTCGTGGAGAACCGGAACGGGATCATTCGCGTATACTTGGCGCTGTTGAACACCTCGCGCACGAAGCTGAACCCCGGCCTTGCTTCCACCGGGCCTTGAGGCAGAACGATCATGTTCTCGCACTCTTTCAGCCCGGTATTGTATTTCACGTCATCAATGCGGCCCAGCATCTCGGGGGAGATGATGCCGCCGTTGAACGAACGCGAGTAAAGCTTGGCCATTACCGATCCGTCCGGCCCCAGAGCGAAGACGATCTCTGGCCCATCCACGGGGCCATGTGCCGATCATCCTGTTGGATGCGGCGGCTCGCGCTCTGGTTTGCGTCTTCTGCCGCAGCCTTCATCGCCCATGCCATGCCCTGCTGGGTCGCGGCCTGTCCCACGCGCACACCTTCTGTGCCTTTGATAGTCGGGCCTGCCAGCCGTCCTGCGAGTAGCCAGGAGAATGCCTCCACAAACAATGGGGGGTAAAGTGTCGAATCCGTCTGGTCGAAGATGTAGCGGATCCCCGCGTCTTCCGCGTTGCTGTAAAGAACCCTCGGTCCCGTACTGTCCGATCCGATCTCATAGGCGATCTGGTCAACATAGGTCTCGTCACGCCACTCGCCGCCGTCATAGACCCCCAGTATCTTGATGACACCAGCAGGCAGGCCAAACGCATAAGTCCATGTCTCAGGCACCGTATTGGATGCCGACAGGTCAGCCGCCGTCACACGCTTCGTGGCAAAACTCCACGGATGCATGGCAAGCAATAGCTTCCGGGTCATGGGATAGAACTGGGCGCAGCGTTGGGCCTCAACGCTCGCCTCGGGCGGGTCGATGCTGGCGATGTCAGCCCGTTCTCCAATATGGGAGAGCGCAAGATTGCAGATGTCGATGGGGGCCGTCATGCGCTTCTCCGTTTATGAAAGGCCGGGGCGGACACCACAGGAGAACCCACCCGCCCCGGCCAGTAACCACTACGCTTCCGTAGCGGTATCGTCTTTAGGCTTGCGGCCGGGCTTTGGCCCGTCCACTTCCTCGAACCACTTGCCGGTCGCTTTCACCGGCACAGTGATGATTTCGCCAACGGCGATGCGCTCGGGGACGCCCCCGATGTCACGCGGGGCATAGCCCTTGAAGATTGCCTTCACACGCTTTCCAGCCATGTATCAGTCTCCTCAGATGGTCGCGCCAGCAGCCTGCGGGAACGACTTGTAAGTCGCCACGTTCGGCGTCAGGAAGGCATTGACCTTGCCAGCGGTGAATGCCGCCGTGCCAGTGGTCTGCACAATCCCGATATAGCGCTCATACGTGCCTTTCGGCAGCTCAACGCGGGCGATGTAGGTGCCAGCGGTAAGTGAAGCCACCGGAATGGCCGCGCTCGACCAGTGATAGGTTGCCGTGCCGTCCACTGCAATTGCCGCCTGAGCATCGCTGCAAAGGTGGAACTGCCCGGTTGCCGAACCGCCAGACGTGGCAGCCGTGTCCACCTGGATCACAAGGTAGAGACCTTCAACATCGTTGAGACCGTCATTGCCGGTGTCGTAGACATCGCCAATCAGGTAAGAGGCTGCGCCGCCCGTATTGAGGGCCGTTGCATCGCAGAACTCGGTGCGTTCATCTAGTATCATCTTTGGGTTTCCTTTTCCGTCAGGGGGTTACGAGGTCGGCACGCCGGACTCGGTGTTGAGGAGCGCATCGCAGCGGCGGACAGGGATGCCATCGAAGGTCAGCACTTGCTTGCCCGCGACCTGATCCATCATCAGCGTTGCGTTCTTCACCTTCTCTACCATCTGGCGGCGAAGGAATGAACGGGCTTTGCGGTTCGCATAGAACGAGAACCGGGCGCCGGACATCGACGGAGGCAGTTCGCAAGCCTGCGTCATCAGGTCGATGAGGTCAGGCCCGGTGGCCGCCGTGCCGGTCAGGTCTTCCGCGTTGTACTGGATGCGGACAACATAGCGCCAGTCACGAACCGTGAGGCCGCAGTCCCAGCGGTAGTGCGTACGATAGGCTTCCATCCGGCCGCCCGAGCCGTCCACGTTTTCAATCGTGACCTGGCCCTTGTCGGACATCTGGAGGCCGCCAATCGAGCCCTTGGGATAAACCCCGTGGACCGTGTTCTCGCCCCAGCCGATGAGCCACATCGAGGCATTGTCCGTGCTGTCCGGGGTCGTGCCGGCTTGCATGATGATGTTGTCCCCGTTCGCCACACCAGAGGCTTTCGAAGAGAAGCGCGGGGCAAAGCCCGTGATTTCTTCCGGTGCGGTCGATTCAGACGCATAGAACAGCGAAGCGGCAAACTCGTCGTTCATGCCTTCGATGTGCGCGCGGTCTTCGGAAAGACGGAACGCGGAGGTATTGCCGTTCAGGTCGGCAAGGGCCTTGTCAACTTCGGCATAGGCTTCGAGCATACCGCAGGTGTCAGTGACCTGAACGGTGCGCGACTTGGTAGGCTGGACGCCGCCGTAGAGCTTGCGCCACGTCGGAGTCGGAAGGCCGGAGCGGATCGTGGTCCGGTGGCCGGTCGGCAGGTTGCCCTCGACCCAGACCATATCCTCAAGGATCTGGTTGGTCTGGGTCAGGATTTCGACAATCTGGTCGATCTTCCCGTTCGGATCGAGGCGCTTGGCCACGTCCATCAGGGTCGGGTGGATAGTGCTGAGGGTTGCCATCTAGGAGCCTT